CGTCCTTCCAGCTGCCTTTCATTTGGTCCACAGCTGATGCTTCCCAAGATACCTTGCCTGCTATTTGTTGTTCTTTTAATGCTGTAGCAGCTTTGATCTCGGTTAGTTTCGCTGTAGCTTTAGCTTTCTTAGTTTCAACTACACCTTTGATCATGTCACCGGCTACACCGAGTAATGGTTTAAGTAATAGTTGAAACATTTGATTATAAAACGCTTAGTAAAACGACGACGATAATGACAGCAGCGCAAATTAATTTAGTTTTGACAGAAGTGTCATTCCATTTTTGTATTATTGTGTCTCTTAAGTCTTGAATCATGAGATCCTCCTCTTTTTTTTCTTCTTAGAAGCACCCGCCTCACTAAGTGCAATAGCGATTGCTTGCTTTTTACTTACCACTTTTTTCTTGGATTTACCAGATTTTAGTTTTCCTTTTTTGAACTCCTTCATAACAAAGGAAATTTTATCTTCTTTTTTACTCATATCTTAAAAATGATGTGATCCAGAGTGATGTCCTTCCCCACCTTGCTCTTCCCTTCCGAAGCTTCCTCCGAAAGCTCCTCCTCCTGGTCCTTTTTGCTCTTTTGGTCCTTCTTGTTTTTTTTCTCTTACTTTTTGCATAGGGTTAAGTCCTGCTTGTAAATTATCAATAGCTATTCGGTTATCTAATGCTTGTTGCGCCGCTAATGAGTTTGTCAATTGTTGGTCTGCGAATATTTGGTTTTCATCGGCTGTTAATTGATCCTGAGCTAATATATTACTTTCTAGTTGCTGTCTTTCAAAAGCATTTCTTATTATATCATCTTGTTCATTAGGTGCAGTTTGAATTTGTAAAGCATCCTGTATTGCTTGTGCTTCATCTGCTTTCTTTTGTTGCCAATTAGTAAATGGATTAAATGCGCCTAGTGTATCTTTTAATATATCATATGTCTGAGGTAATACTTGGTACATATCATACGCACTTTGAATAATTTCAGGTGCTTCATCACCCGGCATCATACCATATTGCAGTCTATTTTGCATATTTGCTGGAACATAGTCTGCTTTTAATATTCCATCTTCGTCTTCATAACTTATAGGTCGATGACCTCCAGGAAAGCCACCATATTCTGGATGAGGTCCCTGAGCGCTAAAGTTTCTATCTTCTGGTCCTCTGCCTAGCTGTTGTGCAAGTCCACCTTGTGGAAGTGGTTTAGGTCCACCACTACCTCCTACTGCTGTATTCTCGATCCCTGTACCTGCTGTACCTTCTGTGCCTGTAGTTGCCCCAACCATAGAATTCCAATCATAATTAGGTCCACTGAATTGATTATAATATTGATTAGCATACTCGGGAGTCATCGTTTGCGTCCAAGGTGTCCCACCACCTTGTAGACCTACTCTTCCACCGTAAGCTCTTTGGAGTTTGTTTTCGTTTATTTCTGTGTCTCCTCCAAAGCCCATCCAATCTGCAGCACTTCTAAGTCCTCCACCAACCATTCCTTCAAAATCACCTATTGGATCACCTTCTCCAAACCATCCAGCTTCACTTGCCGCTTTAGCTCCCATATAACCAAGGTCTGCTGCCAAAATAGCCCAACCTACTGGCCCTGTAAAAGCCATAGCCCCTCTCAGAGCTATTTTTTTCATTATCTGTTTTTTAAGAGCTGGATTCTTAGCTGCATCTGCCAGCATCTTCGTTACACTTGTTGCAGTCTTATCACCAAATTTTCTCCTAACCCCTTGCACAGCATTCCCCATCAAAACGGCTGCCTCAGGTGCTGCTGCAGCATCCAAACCTATTCTCATAGCTGATTCTCCAACAGATTGATCTGTATAACCGCCTTCACCTTCATCTTTTGGAGTCCACTCACTATACCAAGGTTCTTCTAATCCTTCTTGTCTATTGGAAACAGCATCTAAAACATTAGCTGCAACATCTTCAGATCCCGGTCCTTCTTGAGCAGCTGCTGTAGCATCTGTACCAGTTGCGGCTGCTAATGTCTCAAGTAATGTATCTACGTCGTTTGCGTTAGCTGCCTCTGCTTCTTTAGGGTTTATAGTGTCTCCGAATTCTTCTATTGCACCGGACCAGTCGAAGGGTTTTGTTCCTCCAGCATTTCTGATAGAATCATATATGCCTTCAGTTCTTTCTCGAGCTGCTCCTACATCTTGCCATGCACCGGAAGCTGGTCTCATTCCAGAATAATCTGGCATTCCAACTTTATCCGCCCATATACTCATTAGTCGCTCCTTTTTTCCATAATACTAGCCTTCATTTCTTTTATACCATCTTTAGCTAAAGAAACAGAAGCCCTAAGTTTAGCATGATCATCAGCCTGTTCAAGTTTATCTTCTGCTATATTTTTTGCTTGAAGCATTTTAGAACGCTCTAGATTTAATTTATCTTCTGCTTGTTGCTGGTTAGCTTGATCTTCTTGTGCTTTAATATCAAGTTCTCTGTCTTTTAATTGTAATAAAGGATCACCTTCTATTTGGTTCAGAACTTCTTTTTCAGCTTTTGCATAATCTTCCATAAACTCTGCAATTAAAGTTGCCTTACGTGCCTCAATCGCAACTTGTAAGTTTGCTGCTTGTTCTTGTATCTGTTGAACTTGTGGAGGTACCTGAGCTTGTGGGTTTTGTTGTTGTTGCATAAGCACTGGTTCAATCTGTTTTTGTAACTGTTGCATCTTTTCCATTTGTTCCTTGTATTCTACTTCAACATGTTCTTGTGCCATTAGTACAATATGCTCCATACAATTCTGTTGTAGTATTCCTAAAGTTTGTGGATTGTTTCGACTAATATTTGTACCCATAAACAATAAGTGTGTTTTCATATGTGCCTGGTGATCTTGTTTAGGGAATGCTTGAATCTTTTTAGCATTTAAAGCTAAAACATTTTCTGCTCCAGGATCCATTGCTTGTGGTGGTGGCGGCGGTGGTAAAACTTGATCAATATCTTTTACACCTAATGCTTCATACATATGTCTATATGCATGATAAACATTATGTAGTCCAGGATTAGACATTGCAATTTGTAATTCACTTTGTGCAATAGCAATTCTTTGTGTCTGCGAGAATATATTAGGATCTGCTACAGGAATAATATCAACCTTTTCATTAAAATCAGTTTTAAATATTTCTTGTTGTCCACCTACAATCTCATATGGATACGCGCCAGGTAGATAAGTAACAAAACATTTCTCAAGTAACATGAACTCGAATTTCATTGCTGCATAAATTCTTTTGTGTATAGCAGACATAACCCGCGATCCGCGTTCCAAGAGCGCAACAGTAGTGCCCACGGCTGCCGATTGGTTGCCGTCGCCCACTTGTAGATCAGCTATACTCGCGAACCGCTGACCTGCGGCTACGACTGTTCCCATTAACTGAAGTAATGTCTGATCTGGACCTTTAAATGGTAAAGGCATAAATGCATCTTTAAGATTTCCACCAGGAGCATCTACGTCACGGAACTCGCCCGGCTGCAACGGTTGAGCTTCGTCTCTGACGCGGATGCCTCGCATTTTGAATCCGGCTGGTAAGTTTGACAAGGTGCCGGCGTCAAGAAGTTGTCTTAGTGCTGCTGTTGCAGTGCGAGACAAGCCGCCGATCATGTGTATTAAGCCGAACCCGTAAAATCCGAGTCCTGGTAGAAATTTAAAGTGGACAAAATAATCTTTTCGCTTTTTAGTCTGATCTTGTTCAGACCAGTTTCTTTTTATGCTTAAGATTTCCCCTGAACCTTCATCCAAAGTTACTATGTAAGGAAACTTGATTCCAGAAGACTCTTGAGTCTCAGGATTAATATCTTCAAAGCCTTCTATTTCTAAATGTATATGAGCTTCTAGTATTGTGAATATTTCATTTTTCTCAGGATCAACGCCTTCTAATTCATCTTTTTTTTCTTCAATAGAACTTGAAACAACAGCTGTAGAACCGTCGCCTAAATCTATATCACGATACACACCAGCAAGTTGCTGAGTTCTTAAATCGTTTTTAGTCATACTAATTTTATGAATAATACATTCAGTATCATCTAGCGAAGTTGAATTATATGGGACATATAAATCTTCTGCTGGAACGAATTTAGAAACACATCTTCCAAGAACTGCATCATAATAAACTTTTTTAAATGTAGATCCTGATAGAGGTAAATTAAATAACATTTGATCGAATTCAGGCTCATATTCCTTCATATTTATCATTAATTGATAATTCATGAATTCTTTTACACGCCTTGCCTGTTTTACTTTTTCAGGAGTTTCTAAACCAATAATCTGAGTTCTTACTGGGCCTCCTGCTGGCAATAACTCTTTATAAGCTAAAGCTTGAAACTGTGTGACTGCTTCTGCTAAAACTGGGTGTGTGGCGCCACTTGCTCCTTGAAATGGCTCAGTTCTATCGTCATATTTAAACCCAAGTAAGTCAAGTCCATTAGTGTAAGTTTTCTCCCAATCGCCTCTAGAAGATTGACAATCTTCATACGCTTCTTGAATATCGTTTGATACTGAATTAAGAACATTATCATCTAAAGCTTCTGCTAAGTTTTCTTGGTGACCTGCATACCCCTCTTGTTGTTGTGGTTGACCAAAATTTATATCAGCTCCGCCATCCTCTAACATATCAACATTAGGTTCTATTGGCTCTTCTGCTTCTAGTTCTACATCTTCGTCATAAACTGTTTGTGAGTCTTTTAACTCATCAATAGGTTCATCCGGTATTGCTCTTTTATCTATTGCCATTATTTTCTCCTAAATAAACTTCCTACTC